TGGTCGGGCACTTCGTCGGAAGTGTTAGCGGCTTCGGCGCGGCGAGTGTGGGCGTTTGAAGACCCGGATGTGAAGGCTTCGTCGTTCCCGGCCGCCGATCTGGGCCAGTACGACGCGAAACTGACCGAGATGTTGGAGTTCATTGCCACGGTGGCCCAGGTGTCGCCCGCCAAGTTGAACCCGAAACTCTCCCATGTGTCCGCCGACGCCCTGGCGGCTGCTGAAGCCAACGAGCAACGCAAAACCGAATCCAAGCGCGACACCTTTGGGGAGTCGTGGGAGCAGTGTTTCCGCCTATCCGCCGAAATCAGTGGAGATAACTCCACCGCTGGTGATGAATCCGCTGAGGTGGTGTGGCGGGACACTGAGGCCCGCTCGTTCGCCGCCGTTGTGGATGGTATCCAAAAGTTGGCGGCCTCGGGCATACCGATCGAGGAACTGGTGGACATGATTCCTGGTGCTACGCAGCAGAAAATTCAGTCCATCAAAGACTCGTTGCGGCGCAGCCAGGTCAACGGCCTCGTGCAGGCATTACAGGGTCCAGTGCAACCCAATCTTGGGACGCTACCGAATCCGCCTGCTGAGGTAGGAATGCCGGCGCAGGTCGATGCCGTCACCAGCTGAGGTTGACAACTTTCAGGCACTTTTAGCCACCCTGTCGGCGAAAGCCGTTGATGCTGTCACCGCGCTCTGGGACAAACTGAAAGATCTTGACCGCGAGACCCGCTGGGAAGCCTTGCAGTTGGCGTTTCCCACCGTCGTAGACCCGTTCATGGCTGCCTCGGGCACGTTGTCAGCCGAATGGTATGCCAGCCTCGACCCCGCGGCCGCGTTCGCCGTGGAAACTTCCCCACCGATCGCCAGGGACGTGCTGTCCGCGAACGCAGGCTGGGCATTAGTGCAACCAGATGTTTTGGCTGCTTTAGTCGGAGCCGTTGAACGTCAAATTTTCAACGTCTCGCGCGAAACCATCATCTCCAATGTGGAACGCGAAGGTGTGAAGTATGCACGCCACGCCTCAGCTAACGCCTGTTCGTTCTGTCGGCTGCTGGCTACCCGCGGTGCCGTGTATTCCTCAGAGCGTGCCGCTGTGAGGGTTGTCGGGCGGGGAACAGATTTGACGTTGGGTGAGCGCAGGATGCGTGCATCTTCGGCCGGGTTGCCTTTCCGTCCACGTTTCCAAGGCCAGGGCGCCGCCGTTGACCCCGGGGCTGTGTCGTTGGGCGGTAACAAACGGCGGGCCGGTAAAGGCGGCAAGGGAAGATTTTTGGCCGGCGGTTCCGGTCAGGTCCGCGGTGAACGCAAACTCGGCGAGAAGTACCACGACAACTGCCATTGCGTGGCGGTTCCGGTACGTGACGGCGACGTCTATGAGCCACCGGATTATGTGGCTGAGTGGGAACAGGACTACTTCAACGCCCAGGACGCCGCCAAAGCGGCCGGGAAAACCAAAGGACAGTTCGGGGCCATCGACGTTGATGCGGTGCTCAACGAGATGCGGAAAGCCAAATATCCCGAGATCAAAGACACCCTCAATGCTGAGCGTAGGGCGCGATACGCGCAGAAAAAAGCTCAGCAAAACCAGCAGAACGACACAGTTTCCTAACACAAGACTTTTCCCCAGCGTGGGGATAGACGCTTCGCCCAAGCGGTCAATTGGGCTGACTCCTAACCCCGAAAGGGTGATTTCCGCATGAGCGAGATTGACGAAAACACTGCCGCTACCAATGAGGACGGCAGCGATTTCCAACCCATCACATCCCAAGAGGCGCTGGACAAAATCATTGGGCAGCGCATCGACGGTGTGAAAAAGAAGTACGCGGGATTCGATGAACTCAAGGCCAAAGCCGCGAAGTTCGACGAGTTCCAGGAAGCGTCCAAGTCAGAGCTGGAAAGGGTGTCCGAGAGGGCGCAGCAGCTCGAGGCTGAACTTGCTTCGGAACGTGAACGAGCCGGGAAAGCCAATGTGGCCGCGGCGAAGGGCGTTCCAGTGTCGGCGTTATCAGGGTCCACTCCCGAAGAATGGGAGGCGGCAGCTGATGCGCTGCTGGAATGGCGTGCTGCACAACTCGTGCAGGACAAACCAGCCAAACCTGCACGAGGTTTGAAGTCCGGTGCAACAAGCCCAGATCAAACACTCGACCCCAAAGAACGCGCGGCCGCGGCAATCCGCGCCATGCAGTCCCAAACATAAATCCTCCCAACGAGTCGAGGCTCTGCGGGCTCTCCGAAAGGAAATAGAACAAAATGCCTGATATCAACCGGTCAGATGTCTCGACCCTCATCGAGGACGCGTATTCGCAGGTCCTCTTGGATGCCGCCACGGCGGGATCACAGGCGCTCCAGGCTTTCCCCACAGTGAACCTGGGCACCAAGACCACCAACATGCCGATGCTGGCAGCCCTGCCCCAGGCCGGGTGGGTCACCGAACAGGCCGAAGACTCCTCGGGCACCAAGCCCACCAGTGAGGTCCGCTGGAAGAACGCCACGATGGTGGTCGAAGAGATCGCCGTCATCGTGCCCGTTCACGAGGACGTTCTCGCTGACGCCACCACCGACGTTCTGTCGGAGGTTTCGGCGCTGGCGGGACAGGCCATCGGTCAGAAGCTCGACCAGGCCATCTTCTGGGGTTACGGCAAGCCCGCATCGTGGACCAGTGCCTCGCTGTACCCGGCCGCCGTGGCTGCGTCGCAGACCCAGGCCATCACCGCTGGTGCTGCTAACACCGCCGACATCGTCGGTGCTGTCAACACCACGTCGCGGAGCCTTGCGGCCCTCGGGTTGCTGCCCGACACCCTCCTGGCGAACCTGACGTTCCGCTACGAGATCGCGAACATTCGTGACGGACAGGGCCAGCCCATCTTCCGGGATGAGTCCTTCGCCGGCTACAACACCACGTTCAGCCGCAACGGAACGTGGGACAACTCGCGGGCCAAGTGCCTGATCGTGGATTCCTCGCGGGTGCGCGTCGGTGTTCGCCAGGACATCACCGTGAAGTTTCTTGACCAGGCCACCGTCGGTGGCATCAACCTGGCTGAGAAGGACATGGTGGCGCTGCGCTTCAAGGCCCGCTATGGGTACGTGCTGTCCACGGGTGCCACCGCGTTCAGCTCGGCACCGGCTCCGGTCGCTGCGGTCATCAACGCCGGCTCCTAACAATGGCGTACGCAACTTCGTCTGATGTGGTGGCCGCTCTCGGGCGGTCACTCACAACAGCGGAATCGGTGTCTGTGAGCAACCAGCTCGAGCAGGCCACCGATCTCGTCGTTGGCTACCTGGACAGGCAACTGGACCCCGTTCCAGGTGCAGTCACCCGGGTGGTCGCGACGATGGTTGCTGCCGTGTTCTCCAAGCCGTCAATTACGGTTGCTGACTATGACGCCAGCGGCTACTCAACTGCGCGAGAAGCCGCTGGCGTCTACGTCGGCACCGAATCGGCCACCACATCGGGTCCGTGGCTCACCAATGCGTTACGGGAACGGCTCAAGCCGTACCGGGTGGGAGTTCGGGCCGCGATCGTGATTTCCGAATACGGGTCCTGATGGGAAAAGTCAGGTTCAAGAGAAAACCGGGCGCAGAACGCGAGATTCGGTATTCGGCTCCTGTACAAAACGTGCTGGAAGGCATAGGACTTACAGTTGCCAACGCTGCAAACAGTCAACTTAAGTTAAACGGTGAAAGCGACTTAAGTCCGGGTTTCCGGGTCAGGTCTGAAGCCGGTGCCAAAAAAGGCCCGAAAGGGTTTGGTCGGTGGCGCGTTTCTGTCACTGCGTTCACTCCGCATGCACGCCGGCACGACGCAAAATACAACACCCTGCTGCGGGCTTTGGGTGGCGGCCAGTGACCGTCTGGTATCTCACCCCGAAGCCAGCCGTCAAAGTGGCCATCACGGTGTTAGATCAGGCTTTCGGCCAGTACGCCCTGGTGTCGGCCAGGATGCCGAAACAGCGACCGATCCGGTTCGTCAAAGTGTCGCGCATCGGCGGCACCCAAGACACTCCGATCACCGATGTGGCACGCCTGCTCATTGAATGCTTCGGCCCCGATGTTGAGACGGTCGAAAACATGACAGCCACGGCCAGGGCGGCGTTCCGCAACGCCATCTCCACCACCGTGGAAGGGGCGTGGATTCGCAACTGGTCCAACGAACAAGGACCCGTTGACTTTCCCCACCCGGAAATCATCGACATGGAGCGGTGGCAATTTCAGGGCAACCTGAGCCTGTCAACCGCACCGGTTCTGTCAGTTCCTCCAGGCAGCTAACTGAATAACAACTGAATACATAACTTCATAACAACCTGTCAGGCCCGTCCCGGAAGCCTGAAAGGGGCAACAACACCATGCCAGATTCATCCATCATCTGGGCGCCTACCCGCCCGGATTCCGGTGGCGTTTTCTACCGGGCACCCTTGGGAACCACCCTCCCCACCAACGCCACCTCGCCGCTGAACGCACTGTTCGTTGATCACGGCTGGCTCGGCGAAGAGGGCATCACCGTCACGACCGAGCGCGATGTGCAGAAGCACTACGCGTTCGGCTCCGATCTGGTGAAGACCACGCAGGGCTCCTACGCGGAATCGCTGCAACTGTCTCTTCTGGAAACCGATCCCGACGTGCTGGAGACCGTGTTCGGCCCCGGCATCACCTTGGGTGTTGACGGTGCCGGCAACCGCACCATCAAGATCGAGCACCGTTCCAAGCAGCTTCCCCGCTCGGCGTTCATCGTGCAGACCGTGGACGGCAACAAGACCCGCCGCCTGGTCATCCAAGAGGGCGCAGTTGTCGATGTCGGCGAAATCGTCTACGTCCACAACGACCTGCTCAAGTACACGATCACCGTGGACTGCTACAAGCCCGCCTCGGGCAACAGCGAAGCGGTCATCGAGTACATCCACGACGCCGGCAAGTCCGCAGGGTCGTAACCCAAACCTGCGGTGGGTGGTGTCTTGGGACGGGCCTGCCACCCACCGCAGCCCCACATGAAGCCCGTACCCGCACGTCACAACAAGGAAGGTCCGTCCCCCATGTCGAAACCCATCATCGGTGCCAATCACCGGTCAGCCCGCATCGAAATCGTGTTGCCGGTTGACGCCAACGGCGACTACGCATTCGACGAAAACGGTGACCCCGTGAAAGGCCGCACACCGGTCACCTTCACGGTTCCCCGATTCGACTGCATGTCCCGCCAGCAGTTCAAAGAACTCAACAAAGCTTTGGCGGCCATTGATGAAATGAAAGACGACGACGGCGAAGCATTGACACCGCAAGATCGGGGCATCCAAACAGTGGTGGCGATGCTGAAACCGTTTGTCAGCGAAAACGAACTGACTGTGATCAATGACCTGCACTTGTTTGAGTTGGAGCAGATCGCGGAACTCATTCAGAACGGCTCCACGATCACTGTGGGGGAATTGGTGGCCTCGACCAGCTCCTAGACGAGTCTGGCGGGGCCATCAATTTTGATTTGATGACGATGACCGGGTACACCCTCAACGATCTGGGGGAACGGTTGTCGTGGAACGACCTCAGAGACTTCATCACTTATTTACCGCCAACGCCCGGGTCAGCGTTTTATCGAAAGACCCACCCGCAGTCGTGGTGGTGGACACCGGAAATTGACTTCCTGGGTGCGGTGTTGGCGGCGGTCCAGTGGGGCAACTGGCAGCGCGGCGGCGGCAAAGGTGACAAACCGAAACAGCTGAAACGGCCGGTCGATAAGCCGACAGCTGCTCCGGGCGCATCCCCGACCTCGGCCAAAGAACTCAAGGCCCGAAAAGCAAAACTGAAATCAACGATGGAAAGGATGGACCGTGGCGACTGAACTCGGAACTGGCTATGTGTCCATCGTTGCCGAAACCTCCAAACTTGAAGCCGGTATCAAGAAGGCTTTGGAGGGCGGCGGCAGAAGCGCCGACATGGCAGGCAAAGATATCGGTTCCCGGATATCGGCGCAGGCCTCAAAGGCACTCAAGAGTGGGTGGCGGCCCGACCAAGACATCATGGCTGGCATCCCCAACACCAAGCTGGACCGTATCGGTGCCCGCATCGGCCAGGT